CCCCTACCCGTGTCAGACTTGCGGATCCATGATTCGTGAGGTTGAAACTGTCACGGGTGGGGTGATCACTCTGGACAAAGACCCATCCCCTCAAGGGAAATACATACCGTGGGCATCTGACCGTTCAACAGGACTGGCACAAGCACGCCTAATAACAAACCCGTTCCGTGGAGAACCTATGTGGGCTGAGCATCATTGCGGATAGACTTGACCCATGAGCCAAGAAGAACCCATAGTGGAACCCGCAGCAGGACATTTGTGGGACGTTGAACGAATGCTCGAACAATCCATAAAAGCGTACGACATGGAATCCAACGGGGACAACGCGATCCTCACAGGATGGGTGCTCATAGCCGAATGGATAGACGAAAACGGTGACCCAGCACTCACCGCATACGCACGAGAAGGAATGCCCTACTGGAGAATAGACGGGCTCCTAGCATCCGCCCCCGAACAATTCCTATACGGTGACCCCGATGACTACTGACCTAGACAACGCAATAAACAAAATAGTAAACAAAATATCCGAAATCCCCGAAGAAGAACTCATAGTCATATCCCGCATAATCGAACGCGCATACATCCACATACTCGTAGAACAAGGACTCCGAGTAAACATCCAACCAACAAGCGTGTCGCACATAACCTGACGGGGCAGTCCCTATACGCTTCGTTTATGTTATTGACACAGAATAAAGAACTACGCAAAGACGGAGTATGGAACTGGACCCTCCCCGCTTGGGTCATTCAACTACCCGATGGATCCCACATGAACGTGTGCCCGAATGCGGGGGCTTGCGCTAAATTCTGTTACGCAAGGAATGGGACTTACCTTTTCCCGAAAGTGAAGGGGAAGCATCTCAATAATCTTTTGCTTGTGAGGGATAACCCTCAATGGGTTGAGGTTATGGCGGGGGAACTATCGCACAAGCGTTTCCATCCGAAAGGGATCATCCGTGAGATTCCGGGGCTGGACTCAATAGACCATTTGCCTGTGGAGGTTCAGGAATGGATCATTAGCGGGGGTCAGGCGGTCCGAATTCATGACTCTGGAGACTTCTTCTCCCGTAAGTATCTTGAGGGCTGGATTGACTTGGCTGACCGTTTCCCGTACATCCTGTTCTATGCGTACACGAAAGAGGTGGCGATGCTTGAGGAGTACACGTTGCCTGTTAATTTCCGTGTGATCTATTCGATGGGTGGGAGGCAGGATCATTTGGTGGATAAAGATACGATGCGGCACGCTGACGTTTTCCCTGATCTTGAGGCGATAGAGGAGGCGGGGTATATGTCTCAGGATGAATCTGATTTGCTTTGTGTTCTTCTTCCTACTACCCGTGTGGGGATCCCTCAAAACAACATTAAACATTTCAAGAAGAGGCTAGACGGGCGTACATTCTCGCAGGCTCAAATTGATAGGACTCGCAAAGAATGAGGGGGACGGGGTTTAATCTGGAGGGGGCTGCTTGTGAAGGGGCAGATCCTAAACTCTTTGACGCTACTTCAGGGGATAAGGCTGAAGATGCGTTGTCTTACTGCGACAGGTGCTCGAAAATAATTGAATGCGACTCACACGTTCAACCTCAAAAATCCTACTTCGATGGGGTCGCGGCTGGTAGGATCTGGAACAATGGAATCCCCAGCGAACTGGGATTATTTGAAATTGAGGGAGATTAGTAATGACTGCACTGGCAACAATCGTTGGGAACCTAACTAAGGATCCTGAACTTCGATTCACTAAATCAGGTGATTCAATCGCAACAATGACAATCGCCGTGAATGAGAGGGTCAAAGATGGTAATGAATGGAAAGACGGTGAGGCATCTTTCTACGATGTGAAAGCGTGGAAGAAACTGGGAGAACAAGTAGCAGAGAATCTCGTTAAAGGATCCCGAGTTGTTGTGGTTGGGAAACTTCGTATCGAAAAATATGAAACAAAAAACGGTGAAACCCGTTACACAACTGTTATCACCGCTGAAGAAATTGGGCAATCAATCCGATTCAGCAAAGGGGAACCAACTCCACGAATGACAGTACGGGAACCTGATCCTTGGGCTCAGACTGATAACGAAATTCCACCATTCTAACTAAGGGCGATACACTTGACCAATGACTCCGCTTCTAACCTTCGCCGTGACCGTTCACGAAATGTATCGTGCATTTGTTGAAGCAGGGTTCACGGATGCTCAAGCCATGTACTTGACCGCGCAGAGGATGAATGCAGATGCCAGAAGATAAAGAACATGTAGGGTTCCTTGAGATTGGTTCGTCTGGTCTCAAACGCTCAGGCGGGTACATCAATGAAGAATTCCTTCCGAACCTTCAGGGTGTTAAAGGGTTCAAGGTTTACCGTGAGATGCACGACAATGACCCTGTTATTGGGGCGATGTTGTATGCAATCGATAAGGTCATTACTCGACTGGAATGGCACGTTGAGGGTGAGGATGAAAGAACCACTCAATTCGTTGAAGAGTGTTTGAATGACATGTCTGACTCGTGGGATTCCACACTTCAAAACATTCTGTCAATGTTGGTCTATGGCTGGTCATTTCATGAGATTGTTTACAAAATCCGTAGGGGTTATACAGGGGATCCTAAGACGCAATCGAAATATAACGATAACCGTATTGGTTGGCGTAAGTGGTCGGTTCGTGCTCAAGAAACTTTGCAAGAATGGATGATTGACGATAGCGGCGGCATTCAAGGAATGATCCAAATGGATCCGTCTAGTGGTAAAGGTCTAGCAAGGATCCCTATCGATAAGGCTCTCCTATTCCGCACGACCACTAACCGCAATAATCCCGAAGGATATTCCCTTCTCCGTAACGCCTACCGCCCGTGGTTTTACAAGCGTAGGATTGAAGAGATCGAAGCGGTTGGTATTGAGCGGGATCTTGCGGGACTCCCAATGGCATACGTTCCACCAGAATACTTGTCGAATACCGCAACCCCTCAGCAGAAGGCGGTTCTTCAGGCTATTACTGAGATCGTTCAGAATGTGAAGAGGAATGAGCAGGAAGGGATTGTGTTCCCCGCTTCATACGATGAGGCTGGTAACAGGATCTTTGACCTTACTTTGCTGTCGGCTTCAGGAGGTCGCCAGTTTGACACTGGAGGCGTCATCCAACGATACGACCAAAGAATTTCAATGAGTCTTCTGTCCGACTTCCTGCTACTCGGATCTGACAGGGTAGGTTCTTTCGCTTTGGGTTCCGCGAAGGTGGATCTCTGGACTTTGGCTGTGGACTCTATAGCGAAATCAATCGCTGAGGTAGTGAACCAATTCGCTATCCCACGTTTATTGAAATTAAACGCTATGAGGCTCGATAAACTCCCGTACCTCACATATGGTCAAGTCAGCAGTATTGAACTCGTTGAGGTGGCTGATTTCGTTTCTAAACTGGCATCCGCTGGAGTTATCATGCCTGATCCCGTTCTTGAGGCGCATATGCGTTCCCTCGCTGACCTTCCGGAGCCTGAGACTGAATCGATGATGTGATGCTTCGGTTCAAACAAAGAACTCCACCAACGTCACGGCAGGAACTCACCGCAAGTCAGAGAAGATTCCAACGGATCTACTTGAATGCGGTCCGTCAGGTACAGGATCAAATCAAAAGGGATGAGGGTTTAATCCTTGACGCTATCCAACACCGTAGCCTTCAATACGTTGTGGATCTTGTTAATGATGAACCGTGGTATCAGGCTCAAGAACTCATGCAGCAGGAACTTCTTTCTGAACTGATTGACGGGGGTAAGAGAACTAAACTTCCTAGCATTCAAAAGGCTGAGTTGCGGTTCAAATTTGATGCGGCTCGACCTGAGGCGGCTTCGTGGGCTTCTAAAGAGGCAGGGGCTCTTATTCGTGAGGTGACACAGGATCAGATCAACGTGGTTCGGGATCTCGCTTCTAGGGCTTCACAGGGCGAATTTACGGGGGTTCAGGTAGGGAGGTCTCTGCGTGACCATATTGGTTTAACTCAACGTCAGGCTGGATGGGTAACTAATTTCAGGGAACGTACGTTTAATGAACAGATAGGGAGGGGCAGGTCTTTCGCGGATGCGATGGCTCGAACGGATTCTTTAACTGACAGATACGCGCAGAGGATCCACCGTTACCGTTCTGAGATGATTGCTCGGACTGAGATTCTTCGCGCTTCTCATGAGGGCAGAAGGCAGGCATGGTCTCAAGGGGTCAAGGAGGGTTACATTTCTGTTGAGGACAAAAAGTATTGGTCTGCGAACGATGATGACAGGCTTTGTGAGGATTGTTCTTCACAGAGTGCAACCTATGATCGTTCGGGGGCGATCTTTATTAATGAAGAGTTTGAGATGGGGGAACCACCGATTCATCCGATGTGTCGTTGCGACATTGTGTTGTTACCGATGGGGAGGGATGCAGATCTTTCTGACATGAGTCAGCAGCAGTTGGATGAAATTATTGATACTGGTATCGCGCCGACTCAGCAGTTGGGTCAATCAACTCGAATTGGGGATGATGAGTTTAAGGAACTTTCACAATTCAGTGGAAGGAATTACGTGACGGGGAGGACTCCTGAAGGTATCCCGATGTTTAATGCTGAACGGGCGGCTTTACATGACCGTATCGTGATGGACATTCTTTCTCCATATAAGGCTAGTCAGAATCCGACTTACACGATGCTAGGTGGTGGACCTGCTTCTGGTAAAACTACTGCTCTAGGAAGGATTGCTGGTTTCAGTGATGACACTGTTGCAAAGATTGATCCTGATGCGATCAAGGGGATGATCCCTGAATACCGTAGTTTGGTTTCATCAGGTGATAAAGGTGCGGCTGCGTTTGTTCATGAGGAATCTTCTTACATTGCGAAGAGGGTTCAGCAGGCTGCTTTTGAAAGGCGAATAAGTGTTGTACTAGATGGAACTGGTAACGGCTCTATTGATGGGCTCGTTGCTAAGATGAGTGCAGCGCAGGCTAATGGCTATCAGGTTCGGGCTTACTACGCAACGATTAGCGTGGATGAGGCGATTATTCGTTCGACTGCTCGTGCTGCTAGATCTGGGCGTGAGGTTCCAATAGAAAAAATTACTGAGACTCACGCTAGTGTTTCGAGGGTTTTCCCTACGGCTGCTCGAATGGCTGATGATATTGAACTTTATGACACGACTACACGTACCCCCCGTTTGATAGCGCGAGGAAGGGGTGGTACTATAGAAGTGCTGGATGAGGAGGCTTACAGAGCCTTCCTAGAGAAAGCAGGTGCATCATGACCGGTGAAGAACTGGACTTCATGATCCAAGAAATCACGATGGGAATTCCAAAAGAACAATCCACCGTGATCAGGAGCGTCAAGGCATTTGAAATGTGGGACATCCTAGAAAGTCAAATCGAAGAGATCAAAATGAGGGGCAACGAAATAGAAATTCCTTTCGAAACCCCTAGTGTTGATGTGGTAACTCAGGCACTACCTATTGAACCCGTAGAATAGATGCATGGATCTTCTCGATAAAATAAATTCCCTCACAGACGATCAACTTCAAATGGTCGCTGAACGTGACGACGCTTCAGGGGTTTTAGCGGCATACCGTCTGGCAGAAATACGAGGACTACCTTGTCCCGAAAGGTCAGCAGTCATCACAGGTGACGGCTACGTCATCATTGCCCAAAACGGTTTAATCCAAAGAGTAGAAACTGAAGGGGTAACAAAAATAATCCGTCAGGAAGAAGGCGAATACTGCGTGTATTCCGAAGACGGTTCCCAATCTTTCGGATGCTACCCAACAATGGCTGATGCTGAAGAACGTTTACGGCAAATCCACTATTTCGGGGATGAGACTGAGAAAGCGATACGTGAAGGATCTTTCGTTTCGTGGAATTCTAGCGGTGGCAGGGCTCGGGGCAGAATAGAGCACATCATGACTGAAGGCGTTCTTGGTGTTCCAGATAGCGACTTCTCTATAGCCGCTGAACCTGATGATCCCGCAGTATTGATCCGTATTTGGCGGGAAACTTCTGAAGGATGGAAAGAAACCGAAACACTCGTAGGACACAAAATGTCCACACTCACTTCAATCGATCCGCTCACTAAAGAATCTTTCGTTCCCCCTGAAGGCGTGCAAGAGGCTGGCAAAAGGGCTCTAGGCTGGATTGCTGAAGATCACGCAGGATCAGGATTCACTGATGTTGGTAGGGCTAGGGCTGCACAGTTAGCACGAGGAGATGCAGTCTCTGAAGAAACCATCCGCCGAATGTCTTCCTACTTCTCCCGCCATGAGAATGATTCCAACGCTACAGGCTGGAACAATGGGGAAGAAGGATTCCCATCACCGGGTCGTGTCGCGTGGGATGCTTGGGGCGGTGACGCTGGTCGTACGTGGGCTGACATGATGGTTGAAAGATTCAATCGTGAGGAGAAATCTCGTCCTGTCGGTAAGGGAACAATCCTTCGCAAAGCAGATGAGAAACAATTCACTCTCGGACCTTTGTATGTTCCTGACTTTATGGATGCTCACGGGGAATGGACAGACTCTGAAGAATTACAAAACGCAGTGTGGGGATGGGTTCGTTCAGGAGATCGAAGAATTTTCCTCCAGCATGACACAGACGTTGTAGCGGGTGAATGGGTTGAAGTGATGACTATGCCTCAACCGTGGACGGTTCAAATGACTGACTCCAATGGTGTTGTTGTGGGAGAGGCAACGTACCCGAAAGACACGGTATTCCTCGGAGTTGTTTGGAATGATGAAGCGTGGGACATGGTGAAACGTGGCGAACTTAGAGGCTATTCGATTGGCGGCTATTCGGATCGGATGATGGCGGATCTTCCATTAGAAGCAGACCGAGATGGTGTAGAGATCCCTGTTCAAGAGGCAACAAAAGATATTAGTAAGACGATTGCTGACGCTATTGCTTTAGCAATGAGTAAGAATCAACCAGTCGTGAACGTGGTAATGTCTGATGAGAGAAAAACCCGCGTCCGAAGGATTGAACGTGACGAGCACGGTAATATAGCCCGTATCATTGAAGAAGAAGAGGTTTAATCATGGCAGGTTTAGTTGATGCAGGTAAAAACCTGCTGCTTGAAGGTTTAGCCACAGGGGTTTCATATGTAAGCCTTCACACTGCTGACCCTAATGGGACTGGTAGCGGTGAGGTAAGTGCTTCACCATACGCACGTAAATCTGTTGATTGGGCGGCAGCGGCTTCGGCTTCTATCTCCAGCGCCTCGGCTATCGTTTTCGATGTACCGGGATCTACCACGATTGAATATCTCGGGTACTGGTCCGCTTCAACTTCTGGAACTTACTATGGTTCACGGGCTTTAGATGTTTCACAAACATACGCAACACCGGGAACTTACACGATTGCTATTGGGAACATCACTGAAACAATAACGTAATGGCGGGACTGTTTACTCTTGACAATGAAACGTTAGGAGTTCTTGACAGTAACCCATTAGGCGGATTCGGTACAGGTTTCGTTTCAGGTGAAAGTAGTACGTTTTCTTCTATTTCTGGGAATGTAGGGCATCCCGGATTTGTTGAAGGTTCTTCAAACTCTGAGGGAACAGTTTCGGGTGTTCTTAATTTCTCAGGATCTATCGAAGGTTCTTCAACTTCTTCTAATTCTGTTTCTGGCACTGTAGGGTTTAACGGTTTAACGTCAGGGTCTGTTTCTTCTTCAGGATCCGCTGCAGGATCTACAGGTTTCGATGGTGTTGTTACAGGGATTGTTTCTTCTTCTGGATTTGTTACAGGATTCGAAGGTGATTCGGGATTTGTTTTTGGTTCCAATAATTCTTCAGGAACCGTTTCGGGTGTTGAGGGTGATGTTGGGTTTGTTTCAGGATCTAATGATTCTTCGGGAACAGTTGTAGGGTTAGAGGGCTCATTTGGTGTTGTTGTAGGTAATTCGACTACGGCTGGTTTCGTTGTCGGGGTTCCTTCAGAGGATAAAACTGGATCTGTTTTTGATGAATCTTCCAGTAGTGGGCTATCTGTTGGGTCTCCTTCACTTTCTGGATTTGTTTCGGCGAACAGTGTTTCTTTTGGAACTATTTCGGGAGTTGGACCAACTCCTCCGACTCCTCCCGCACCTGACATGTATCCCGTTCCAGCGGGGTATGTTTGGTCTTTTAGTGGGGATACTTCACAGGTTCAAGATATTTTCGGATCTGTTGCTGGACAGGTTTCTTGTTCTGGAGGTTTAACCGGTTCGGTTGGATTATTTGGATCGTGTGGGAATGATTCAATTTCTGTGGGATCTGCTTGGGGTCGTGGGAAAACTATTGAGCAGGATGACTTAGAGGTCATGGAACTTTTGGACTTGCTGTAACCTATAGTCATGTCAAAAATTCTGCGTCCGGGTACGGCGATCAAGGCTGAGTATGATGGCAGGATTCGTCATGTGATTGTTGAGGGTGTTGATGATCAGGACAACGTTACTGTGAGGTTGGGGAAGAATTCTGATCCTACGGAGTTTCCTGCTGATCGGGTGGCTTCTACTGATACTCGGGGCTTCTTGTTTGTTGCTGAGTAGTTCTATCTTAGTGGGGTTTTAAGGGGGTTTTTAGGGGGTTTCGTAATGTTCAGGGGTTATCGGGTGGGGTTGTTTTCTGGGGTTGTTATGGGGCTGGAAATTTTTTTTATTTTTTTCCTAAATAGACTTGACATGACGGGGGCGTGGTCTTAAAGTGGGGTTATGAGGTCAAGGGGACTTCATGAAAGGGGACCAAAATGAACGCAAGATTCCGCTCAGTAGAAGAACAAGGCTGGTGCCACAAACACTCAGATTGGGTCGAGGTCGTAGCGTGCAATGAATGTGGGGCTATAGACACGAAATGCTGCATCGCTCGTATGTGCAGTTCATTCAAATGTGAGGTGCAATCATGAACGAATTAAGCAAAGGCGGAGTTCGCGCCGACATGAAATATGTTCGCGAAATCATGCGTCAAATGGAATCCGCCATGAAAAACAATGACTGGGAAGAAGTCGCGGTTCTCAGCAATGAGGCTGGCGCAACATTCTTCACAATAATCGATAAATCCGGATTCGAAATTTAAGGGGAACAAAATGAATAATCTGTCGTTAGATTCAAAAATACTGATCTCTTTCCATCAAGCGTTGATCACTGAACCTAGTGTGATGGAGGCGGCTCACAAAGTGTGCATGGACTACCGAGATCAAGCCTCGTCAAAATGG